CGCCAGCAGTTGCAAAATCTTTACCCATCTGCGCAGGGGCCACACCTATCTGTTGTGCAAAATCGGCTAGCTCGCGCGCATTGGCGGCAGCTGCATCTGCGCTTAATCCAAACATTTTTGTTTGTGTTTGGACGCCCTGTGCGAAGTCCTCATTAGTAACACCTAATTCCTGCAAAAGAGCGCCTGTTTTAGTAAGTTCGTCTCGTTGGGTTTTGGATATCATAGTAAAGTCCGTATACGTTGTATAGAGGGATTGCATCGCTGAACTCACTTCTTTGAGTTCAACCCCATATAGGCGTGTTTGTTCGTAAACACTTGACAGTGAGTCCGCATATTCTTGGCCGGCACCTGTGGCGCGGCGGAAGGCGCTCTGTGTCTCGTCAACCAAGAAGATAAGATTGATGAAAGAGCCCGCAATGGCGGCCAAGGATCCTCCGACCATTCCCCCAATCAATGAATCGAGGGGCTTCATATTCTTGTCTGCAAGACCTCGGACCACTTTCCCCAAATTGACCATTGTTTTGGCATTAAAGAAGGGATGCTCGCCATAAGCGGCAAACATAGAGCCCATGGCGGCGCCCAACTCTTTGCCGGCTGCGGCGCCTTCTTGGATTGCCTTGGTGGTCCCTTTGGCTACTTCTAGGTTTTTGGTGGCCGTTTTTAAATTCTTTTGGGCTGTATCAAGCTGCTTCTCCATCTCGGGAGTTATTTCTTCCGCGTTGGCCAGCTGCTGCTTGGCAATTCTTAGATTGGTCTCTGCCAAATCTTTAGCGGTTTGGGCCATCAAGATGCGCTTGTCTTCGGAATCTTTGAGTTTGGCATATTTGCCAAGCTGGCCTTCAAGCGCTGCTGATTCTTCCACCAAATTTGCAAGGCGCCGGCCTTGTAACTGCAACAATTCCTTCAGTTGCTCTTTTTCTTCAGCAGTGAGACGGATGCCTTCTCGGACCATGTCGAGAAGTTTTTCTCTTTGGTCCAGTTGTTCTGGTGTTAAATCTCCACCGGTATCGTCACCTACAGCCACAGAAAGTTTTCCTTTTTATTCAAAAATAAATAGTTTGCCTATCAAAAATACTATTTAACGAGTTTCAGTACTTTTTTGAATAATGCCCTTCGCGGTGAGGTTGATTTTGGGACGTTAAAGTTTGAGCGCTCCCGCGACCAGACGAAGCGTTCTCCATCGCCTGATTTTCGGTCTCTATTTGCTTAACTAAACGCTCCACGAACCACGTGCGAAGCCCTACGGGTAAATTATATGCCTCAACGAATGACCAGCCCCCTGAATATTGCAGGAAGAAAAACTGCTCATAGACGTTCTCCATGTACTCACCGGTCAGGCCAAAAAAAGTCCGCCGTAAGCGGCACCTCCATGGTCTCTTCGTGACCGCACTCTTCGCATTCAAAATGTTGCGAAAGATCAATGTTGGGGGCTGCTAACTTGTATGCGGCGCGCAGGTGCCGAGAGTCCATCGAAGGAAGCACATCAATAGCTTGAGAAATGGTGTGCGGATTGGTTTCTCCGTTAATGGAAACAATCATGCTCGAAAGTTGAGTGGTAATGGCCTTTTCGCCGCCGCGTTTCTTGCGATTGCGCTCGGTAATATCAACCAAACTCTTCTCATCGCGACCAGTTAAGAGCCGAAAGCCAACCTCAAACCCACTGCGTGGCAGGGTGGTTGAAAAAATACCATTTTGATGATCGGTGATATCTAGATCCTCCACATCGTCACCATGATAAACCATGCCTTCATTGAGATCAAAGGTATATTTCTGATTATGGGAACAATTTGGACATGTTACACCTGTAACATATTCTTGACCATACCCCGAAACTCGCGTCGCGACAATAATAGCGTTTCGATCTCCAATGAGCAAATCTTGAGGATTAACCCCCTTGTTGACAATAACGCTTTCAATTACGCGATCTAGCGCGATGCCCTTCTTGAGCAAAGCACGTGAAGTGAGGATATCTTCTTCTTTGGCGGTCATTTGTTTAATTTCAATACACTCCTGACCATGGAGTGGGTGCCCTTCTGGATAAAACCTTCCCCCCGAGGGCAAATCAATAAATTCTGTAGGAACAACGAAGGACAGCGTACCTGCTGGGTTCGTGTCTTCGGTGTCTTGTAGAACAGTTTGGGGAGGGAGTTTTGCGTCTTTCTGTGTCGAACCTAATCGATTTTTATTTCTTGACAATATACACCTCTATTTTATGTAAACTTATACGTTGAAGAACTCGGTACCACCGCCTTCAGCGGCCGATGGGTTAACCGTGGTTACGCGCGCCCAGTCGTATTTCATCGTGACGGACATTTCAACCAAATCATCTTCGCCATAGGCCAGATCACCATATTTTACTTCTGAAACAAACGCGTTCCAAAGAGTCCATGTTTCAATCTGGTTGCCATCGGCATCAATCTGAGAAATCAGCACAGTTCCGAGGGCGCTAGCGGATTTGGCCTTCGACATGGTGCCCATACTGTCGCTACTGGCATCCGTCGGGGGCTTGTACCCAGAAAGCTGAAGGATGTCTGAGAATGTGGCGGTCATGTCAGGAGAAACAGGGTCAACAAGGGTCAAGCTCACATCCTGCCATGTCACAGAACCGGGATAAAAGAAGGTATGATTAAGATATTTGTGTTCAGCGGTATTAATGGTGAAAGAGGGCTTAGTGACAGTTTTGGCGTACCAAAGTGCGGCTCCTCCGGGATCTGCATTGAGCCCTTGAAATTCTACTGTAAACCTAAACTTTCTTTTAGGATCTTTATAATCGGCGTTTTCTTCTCCGAAATTTGTGGACCAAAACGGCATTTGTTGAGTACTCCTTGTTGTAGCTATTTTTAATTAGTATTGAATATTAATATTAGTCATCAAAAGATGCACCAGTTGAGAGAATAGCAAAATCAATTGCAATATACTCGATGGCGCGGGTCGGCTTAATCATGATCTTGGCATAAAGAATGTTACGATCAATCAAATCTGCCGTGGTGGTGGTCTCGTCAAGAATCAAGCGGTAATCACTGATACCGAAATCTGTTTTGACGTTGGCCAACAGGGGCTCGATGAGTCCCTTAAATCTGTTCCAAGTGGCTTGAACGTTCTGTTCGAATAGAACCTTGGTGGAAAGAATGGAGATCTGCTTCTTCAAGTAAATCACCAAGCGACGCACATTGATTCTATCCAGCGCGGAGGCGCGCTCTTGTAATGTTTTCTGCCCAAAGACCACAATACCAGTAGGGAATTGAGCCACGGGGTTAATACGGGCGTTATAAAGGGTGTCACGGTTATCTGACGTAAGGCGCGTGACCACTTTGGTAATGGGAATACCTGCGGCTCCCTCACTCAAACTTGCACGATTAAACCCAGCAGGAGCAAACCACAATTTTGACTTGCGCTCAGAGCTTGCCAAAACGCCCATCAGGGCCACAGTGGGTGGGATCCACACAAGCTGGCCTGTGGATGCATCTTGGGTCTGCACCCATGGGTAGAACGCGGCGCCATAAGACGAATCTAAACGGCGTGCTTTCATTTCGTTAGCAATCTGTACCGGCGTATTGGGAATACGGGAGGATAAGCTTGCCTCATATCCTTCTGCCACAGGTTTGTAGGCATCTTTAATATCAATGATGGCCAGCGCATCGGCACGACTTTCGCATGTATTGATCATGTGAGAAGTAAGCGCGTCTGTGCTCAACCCGGGGGCCGCTAACACATTCATATCTACAACCTCGGGATCCGCCACAGTATCGATAGCGCGTTTCCACGTATAGAATATGGAATTGTTAGTATTAGTCGAGGTGGTTGCCATGCCGCCATTCCAAAGAGGATCTGGCACACGAATGTTAAACCCATCGGTGCCTCCCCAGAAAGGAGCGGTAAACTGGCTAATCTTGTTGTTGAGAAGGGCTTCGTACCCGTCGTGGAACGTCACACTGCTCTCGTGAATAGCGGTGTTGGAGCGTGAACCGGACTTATAGAACGCACTCCCATATCCACCGCTGCCTGTGCAAACATTGTCCAATGTAAAGATATAAGAATATGCGGAAAGGCCGGTGGCTGCTTCGGGAGTAGTTGTGGGATCGTACCCATTGGCGAGCTGTGTCCACAACATGCCAAAATCTTTGGCACTAGGACCACTTTGACTGCTCCCAGAAGTGCGAGTGGTTTGGTAGCCAAAATAAGCATCACGATAGCTGCTCAGGCCTCCGTCAGATGCCGAATGGCGCAGACGTACGGAGGGGAACTCAAAAGAACATGAAACAGGCAAAGATGCAGAAAGATTGCCATGGCCGGTGGCCGCAATCCAATTCGGCAACGTGGCGCCAATATTGACGTAGTTGCTACCCGACGCCTGTGTGCCGGCAGAATTGCTTGTATAGCTAGGCGCAGAGAGCAGCTGGGATGTGGGGATCGGTGGACCCCAATATCCAAAGGGAAGGAGGGCTTGCAACCCGGTGCCTCCGCCGTTCTTAATTTCGTCAGCAACTTCTACCCACACAAATCTAGAACGATTAGGATAGAGTCCATAGCTCACCAATCGGCGATCGGTATCGCTCCATTCTTGATATGTGTCTCCAATCTGCTTTCCAATATAATTGGGAGAAGTTGGATCAAGATTGAGATTATCAAAGCGCTCCATTACTTGTACATTACTGTCTGTATCATTGATGGAGCGGATGACAACCGAAAATGTTCCATAATCTGTCAGAGTTCCTCGCGCTTGACGAATTCTTTCAATAGAAACTTTACAGTTTTGACTCAACCATGCGCCATGGCCGCGGCCGCGCAACCGGAAGAGCTTTGTGGGGCTCGTTTCGGGATTAAATGAGGTTGGAGTTCCAGTATCCTGACTGATAAACCATCCTGCCACTGCTTCGCGAGTGGCCTGTCCCAGCATATTTGACGGCCCTTCATAGCTGACCGAGGCGCTCAGTTGGATTCCTGTGATGACGCCTACCAGCGTG